CTTCTAAATCTAGGAACTGGCCCATATATCCGCCAACAGCAGAAACGGTCGTTGCGCCGTCATCAGCTACGGGAATACTAAAACTTTGTTTGGGATCTTGTTCTTTTTTCTTACGAGTTATACTAAAACCAAATAAATCTGCCATAATTTAATCCTTATTTCACCAATTGGTATGTTTGATTGTGTTTCATAATATTATTTATAAGTCTAAAAAGAGCCGTTTTTAGGCGGCTCTTTTTATTAATATACTAAGTTGTTGTATTTGTTTCAAAAAATTGATAAGCAAATGTTACTGAAAATTCTTCAATAGCATCTACTGTATCATAACTTAAAGCAATTTCACCAACTGTTGTTGGAAATAAACTTCTTAAAGTATAAGACTTAACAGTATTACCATTTCTGTCTAGTTGATCTACGAAAGCGTCAACTTGATAATCAGCAGGATTTGTTAATCCTTCGTTATCTGACATATTGTTAATACCATTTTGCCATCTTTCGAAAGCATTTCTAACTTTGAAGTTAGTGTCATTTATAACTGTAACACTCCAATCAGCAAAAGTTCTATCTCCAGCTATTTTAATAGATCGGCCTCTAAATTTAATATCGACCGTACCTAATGTCATAGCAGGAATTGTAGTAGCTTTGCAAAGGAATGCTAGTTCTTCTATTTCTCCGCCAACTTGAGCGTAACCAGGAAAAGGCATTGTAACCTTAAACTGATTGGCACGAGCGCCACCGCCAGCAAGTTTAGCTTTGAAGTCTGTAATGTTTGCCATTTTTTATTCTCCTATTCTAAAATTACCCAGCGATTTCTTCAAAAGAAACACCAGTTCTGGTTGCTACAAACGATAAAGTAATAAAGTTGATACTTCTAGCAGGTTTAACAAATATTTCTGCTACAAATTCATTTCTATCAATTACATCGCCTGTGTTGTTAGTTTCATCACACACTACTAAAAAGTCTGTGATACCTCTTCTACCTTGTACCTCTCGTAAGAATGGTTCAACGATATTTCTAAAGTTTGCTCTAGTAAACTCGTCATTAAACTCAAACAATTGGAACTTAGAAGCTGTAGAGATTGCTTTTTCTAAAGTGATAAACAATCTTCTTACATTGATTCTATCAAAAGCAGATGGAGCACTTAATCCTGTTTTATCACCAAACAGTACAGTACCTTGGCCAGGGAAAGTTACCACTGGATTGATTCTGCTTCTGTATAGATCATCTCTTTGTGTTTTATTAGGATTGTATGCTAACTTAACTGCGCCTCTTACATTACCACGGTTAAAACCGGCTGGTGAATACCAAGAGTCAGCAATTAGATCGGTTCTAGCCGCTAGGCCAGCCATATCGCCATTTAATGGAACGTATCTGTAAACATCATTGTATCTATCGTATTGATATTTGTATCCACTATCGAACACCACATAAGAAGATGAACGAATGCCTGAATAAGCATCAATAACGTTTAGAGTTTGTGTGTTAGCAGAAGCAACATTAACAACGTCTGCTCTCTCTGGAGATACAAACGCTATAGCGTCTTTTCTATTTTCTGCAATTGTAATTAAATTATCAATGTGAGTTGCTGAGCAAGTTCCACCAATGATTAATCCAACATCCACTGTTTCAGCGTCTTGGAATTTTTCATAAGCAGTTTTTCTTTGACCCACTGTTACTGTAGAACCATCCGAACCACCTGATAGTGATTCTAAAGTTGGAACGTTTACAGCTGTAAATGTAGTACCAGAAGCATTTGAGCCCCAGTTTGAACCACTTGAATTATGGTCCATCCAATAAATGTATTTTGATTTATTGTATATTACATCTACGTAATAATTTGAATCTCCTTGAGGTGATTTAGCGTCAGCAGCTTTTGATGCTGAGTCAAATACTTCTAGGATTGTACCAGCAGTACCAGAAATACCACCATCTTCGTCAACAACGACAATATGAATCTCGTCATTTGATCCACTTCTTTCAGAAGCGTATGGTGATGTACCTGGAGCGCCAGCTACTTGATCGTAATATTTCCAATAACGTTTTACGCTAGCACCATTTGTTAATGCTACGTGTAAACCGCCTTGTCCTGAGTCAGCTCTAACAAAAGTTATATCGTTAGTCGCTACCACAGTTACTCTATATTTGTAACCATCATAATCAGAACCAGCAGCAGTAGTAGAAAATTCCACTATGTCGCCTACATTAATACTTGCACCTGAAGTAAAAGTTACAGTAGTATCTCCTACAGCTGTTGAAGCGTCATTTACTGTTGTAACGGCCGCTTGTGTGTATGCTGTAGCACTTGGACAAGTTGATACTAATAGATTGTTACCAAAAGCTCCTGCTGTTCGAGCAGCAAAAGTTCCTACTGAAGCTTGACCAGTAGAATAATTATCTTGGTAGTCTTGTGTATTTTTAATTGTAATTGCGCTGCCTGTTGAGGTAGCGTTAGTTAATCCAGTATTTTGTGCTCGTACTATCCTTAGAGCGTTAGAGTATTGTAGAAAGTTAGCAGCACAAAAAAAGTCCTCAAAGTTAGTTGAGTTTGGCTTACCAAATGTATCTACTAGCTCTTGTTCGCTAGAAACTGTAACAATTTCATCTAAAGGGCCTTGCGTGAATTGAGCTGCTATAGCGCCTACCGAAGTAGATACAGCAGGAATAATTCGTGTAAGGTCTCTTTCCTGTACGAGAACACCTGGTGATACTTGAAATGCCATTCGGTTTTCTCCTTAATAATTAGCTAATTTTAACATATATTAATCAAAAGTCGTATTATTCATACGCCCATAATCAAAGTTTATTCATCTACAGTCTATTTATAAAACAACGATTTTATAGATTATTCGCCTTTCCTAACGACTGGATGCCAAGTTTCTCCATACTCATCTTTAAAAGGTTGTTCATTTTCTGTGTTTAGGCCATCATCTATAAAACCAAAAGGTGCCATATCCTGTTCGATTATATTTGATTGTTCTTCATAGAGTTTTGAACGAACATCAGAATTACTTAATTCTTTGAAATATGTTTGATTTGACAACCAGCCAAATATAATTAGACAAGTCATTAAGTCATCATTACAACCTTCTTCGGCCTTCCAAGAGTTGTGCTGGCGAGAAAAGGTAGACATCTCCTCTATAATATTAAAGTCATTAATAATTAACTTATCTGACTCGATAATTGTCTTTAGATTTGAACAGCCAATTTTTTTAATTTGTTTTGTCATACGAACACCTAACTGACTCCCACGGCCACTAAAGCCTGTACCTAAAACCTGGCCAGCTCGGCCTCTTTGTGTTGTCATTAATACATTGTCATACTCTAAATCAAAATGAACAGCGTCTGATATTTGTCCACCTAAATCATTTACTTCAATTAATATATGAGCACGATTATAAGCTTTGCAAGTTTGTTCTATAATGTTTGGAAACACCATAGGTTTAATTTCATTGTTACGATATTTGGCCACTACACGATAAGGCATTTGTGTTACATCAAAGATAATAAAGGTTGAATAATCTTTTGTAATACCTCGAGCAACATCAACTGTGCAAACATAGATTTTGTTTTTATCTGGCCTTTCAAATATATCTAAGCCGGCCTGTGATTGAAGTGGCCTGATATAAGGTGTAGATTTAATTTTTGTTGGATTAATTAATGTATCAATTGAACCTAAAAAGGTACATTCAAATTCCTGATCAAATTGTTCCTTACTTGTATTTCGTATTGTTTCTTCTTTCCATTTTTCATCACGGCCTGGTACTTCTGACCAATGAACTTCAATAGGTATATAATCATTTAATTTATTAACGGCATCAGTCCAAAGTTTATAAAATTGATTCATTCCGTGTGGCGTTGAAACAATTACCATCTTTGTGTTCTTACCAGAAGAAATAGTAGGAAACACCGAACTAAAAAATTGTTCAGCAATTGTGGCTGGAACGAAAGCGAACTCGTCAAGGAAAATTATATTGTAAGAACCTCCTCGAATAGCACTTGATGATGTAGCAGCGGCCACTATACGACTGCCGTTTTCTAATTCAATACTCCCCTTGTTCCAGTTTAATACACCTTGTTGTAAAAACTTTGGTATATTTTCATAGGCCAATTGAAGTCTGCCTAATATATCTCGAGCCGTAGATGATTTGTTGGCCAATATGGCGATATTGCAATTAGGATTAAATAAAGCATAATGAAGTAAATAAGATACTATCGTTGTTGATTTGCCTGACTGTCTTGGTAATTTACATATACTGAAACGATTGTTATGTATTGTACCAACTATTTCTTTTTGAAAGTCATACATTTTAAAAGGAACTAATCCTTCATCTAAAGAAACAATCTTTACATAGTTTTGTATAAAATATAAAGGGTCTTTAGAACATAAAGAAAACTCTTGTATTTGTTCTTGTGTAAACTCTACAGGTACATTTACCTTTTTAAGATTTGGATTACCGAGATAAACTTCACTCATTAATTATTATTCCTTCTATATGTGTGTAACCTAATTCTAAGCCGGCCTTTAATCTTTGATTGCCTTTATGTACACTGTAAGATTTTTCAACATAAGGAATACCATTTGCACCCATACGAGATACATCACTGATACTATGTTTTACAATCTGTATAGGTTCGATCATATCTTCGCCATTTAATATTTCAGGCAAAGGTGTAGCTGTTCGAATAAAAGTTAAATCACTTATCTGAAAGGTCTGTTTGTTCAGATAATTTCTTTTCGCTTTGAGTATTTTCATTTTTTTTTAATAACTGTTGTAGATCTTTTGTTGAACCTACAAATAAAGCATTTTTAATTTGTGGTGAAGCCGTTTTAGGTAGATTTTTTAATTCTTTTAATTTCTTTTGCAAATCTTGTAGTTTATCTACTGTGCCAGCCACATTGGCTATAAGTTGGCCGGCCACTTCGTAGGCCCTTGGATGTTGTGATTCTTTGGCAATCTCTAATATGCCCTCAATGGCCTCTTGGCCTTTTTCAATCAGATTATAATAGTTTTCTCTACTGTAATCGTAGTCGCTGTCTATATCAGGTTTGTTTGGATCTTTGATTCTTGGTACAGCTGGATTGTCTATTTTAACAATGGATTCTAATGTAGGTTTTTCTGTAGCTTCAATACCTAATATCTCATTTACTTTATCTTCAATCTTTGTCATATATCTATTTATTCGTTACATTATAGTTGATTATACATCTGATCTTTTCTTTTGGTTGATTTGAAGTATGCCAGTGTGAACCATCAAATAACACTACACGGCCTTGTTTTGGTGTTACTCTTTTAAGCTCTTTCAAATCTTCGAAATAAGGTATTGGACTTTTTTTATTAAATCTGTTTTTATAGATTACAGTATCACCATCTGAGTCGATAACATAGTATAATATAACTAAATGTTTATCAAATAAATCTATATGAGGCGTATCGATCTTTGTGTCTGCTAGATTTAATGGCAATTGCAAAAAAGAACGGCCTTGAATTATTTTAGTATAATAATAGTTTATATGATTGCAACTATTTTGTATAATAGGTAAAACTAAATTATGAAAATCACTATTAATTTTTTCTTTTACAACAAATCTATGTTGAAAGCCAGGTCGTTGTTGTTTATTCTCGGTTGCGTGTGTAACATCATTTATAAAGAACCAATTAAAATCATCGCTTAAAAGTGTGTTCTTAATTTTTTCTTGTAACTCTTTTGGTATAATATTATCGATTATAAGTGGTAGTTTCATAAATCATAAACTACTTCAACTTAAATCCTTTGAACCAAGAAGGCAGGCCTAAATGAGGACGGCCATCAAAGATATTATCACTTGAACCTTTTGTTGCTTGATTGTTGTAATGTAGAAATACTTGACCACAATCTGTGCCTTCAAAAGCATCTCGCCAATGTTCACAAAGATTACCTTTATAAACTAACATATCACCAGGTTTTAATACAACTTTTGTACCTTTTGTATGTTCAGTCACATAACCTTTTCCTTCAACCACTCCACCTTTTTTAGGATCTTTTTCTATAAAGATAGGCCATTCGTCACCACCAAGATTCAATGTTGTAGATATTTCACAACTAAAACGATCTTTGTGTCTATGAAGTATATCACCTTTTTTATAGATACGAGCATAAGCGTATGTAGGTATTAATTTAATTTTTGTTAATTTTTCCATCTTTGGCTGAACGGCCAACAATAAAGTTTCCATCGCTACATCACCATAATGTGAATATGTGTTTGGTACTTGTTCATCATTCCATACACCCCATTCTGTAGTAAATGGCGAAATAAATCTTGTGTCAAAAAATGTTCTTGCCACTTGTCTTTTCATTAAAAAGTAGTTATAAACAAACTCAGCTACTTTTGGTTCGATTGCTTCTTTTATTACTAAAAAATTATTCTTTTCAAAACTCATAGTCTTTTTACTCCTTCAATAATCATATTTCGTACTG